ATCGCCGTCGAGCCACGCTTCCTCCTGGACCATCTGCCAGACCGGATCGCACAGCCGCCGGATCATCCACTCTTGCCGCATCTTGAAGAACATCCACGCCTCGAGGATGGCCGAGCGCGCGGAGGAATAATTGGTCTTGCTGAAGTCCTTGGCGATGATTTCATACGGCAGGGCCAGGCCCACGCCGATCGCGCGCAGGATCCGCTCCACAAACGGCTCAAACGTGCCGCCGGGGCGGCTGGGGGAGCCGAAGGAGATCGCCTCGCCGGGGGCGAGGTACTCAATGACGCCGGGCTCCATCTCCTGGACGCGCTGGCCGGTGTCGTTGACGGTGGTCGCCGCATTGACGGCCGAATTATAAGGATCGTTTTTCGTGACGAAGGCGGAGAAGCAGGCGGCCACGCGCGCGGACACGAGCTCGGCTTCCATGTAGTCGGCCAGGTCCTTGAAGAGGTTGATCACCGGCGCAAAGAACGGCTCGCCGCGGGTCTGCCCGGGGCGCTTGACCCAGTACAGGTGCATCACGTTCGGCCGGCCGAATTCGTTATACGCGGGGTAGCGGATCCAGCCATCCTTCGAACGGGCGCTGCTCGACGGGGAACTCATCTCGTCGCCGGGATGCGCGCGGCGGATGTAATACGCAATCGGTTGCCCGCGGGGGCCGAGCTGCACTCCGTCGCGGATATCGCCGCGGCTGCGCAGATGGGACGGCGTTTCCAAGCGGTCCGCTTCAATCACCTCGAGGGCGAGGCTGTACGGCCGCTGCGGTTCGCGCTCAAGCATCAGCGGGATCAGCAGCACTTCCCCGTTGTCGAGGATCTGCCGCTCGACCAGGCCCTGCATCTCGTAGAAGTCCATCCGCCCTTGGGAGTCGGCGGATCCGGACCAGTTTTGAAAATTCCGCTCGGCGGCTTTTTGAAAGTCGAGGACGCTCTCCTGGCTCATGTTCAAGGCGTCGTAATCCACGCGGCTTTGGGGATAGATCCCGCTGCCGATCGTGTGCATGACGACGGTGGAGGTAATGCCGGCGGCATGGGCGTCGTTTCGGCCGAGGTCACGCGAGCGCTCCCGCAGGAGCGGGAGGTCAGGCAGCAGATCGGCATCAGCGGAGCCGCCCATCGGCACCCAGTCGCGCCGCAGCCGGTCGCGCAGCGCGCCTTTATAGCTGCCGAGCATTGTGCCGGCGGCCCGGGCTTGTTTACGGCGGAGGCCGCGCAAGGGCGCGACGGCGCTGATCACGGAATCGAGAAATCTGCCGGTGCGCTCAAGCGTCGTGGGTCGCGGTGAGAGGACTTCCCTCATCCGACGAGGTTCCGCACGCCGCCTGGGGTGCTCGAGGCGATCCGCAAGTCGCAGGCTTCGATCGCTTCACGAAGATCTTTGAGATTGTGATACGTCAGGAAGCGCTCGCCGATTTTATAGGAGGCGACCCTCCCGCTGGCGATCGCAATGTACGCGGCCCAGAGGGCGTCGCGGTCTTCCTGGAGAGTAGGCATCCTCGTCCAGAAATGTCAGATTGTCCCTACGTAGTCAAAAAGTACACTGTCCGTATTGAGCAGTAAGTGAGGCTTGGTTTAACGCTCAGGTCAGTTCATTTTTGACCGTGCGCCAAGCTCTTTTAACTTCTTCAATGCGAGGAGAGCGTGCAAATTGTTCTGTTTCCATGGGGGTAGGCTTGCGTACCAGAAGATGTTCCGTGAACACCAGGATCTCGCCGCACCTAATGCACAGCGTCACCGCTCCCGCGTGAGGTAAACCCTGGCCAGTAACATTGGTCGCCATCTCGAAATGGTACGCACAGTAGGGACATAAGCTTTCAGGCACATTGACGGATTCGCTGTTCATTGCCCGAGGTAGGCGCGTACAAAAATCAACAAATCTTCCCGCATCACATACGCACGCCCGCGAAAATTCCGGTGGATCGTCAGCTTGCCGGCCGTCTTCCAATATTGCACGACCGAGCGCTGCCGGCCGAGCACCAGCGCGACATCGCCCAAGGTAAAACTCGGCTGCAGCGGCACGCGGACCGTAGATTTGGAGGGGGGGGCAATCATTAGCTAGCCGTGGGTGTCGCGTTGATGAGACGCCGCAGGGCACGGCTTTTTAGCTTCCACCCCCGCCCAGGAAACCGCCACGGCGCTGCTACTCACCGGCGCCCCACCCAGCCGCCGCGCGGACCGCGATCCGGACCCTCGCCGGGGCCCTTGCCGCCGCGCTGCACCCAGGAATCACTTTTCACCGGCCGATAGGTCTGGACCTGGTCGCCGCTCCGCAAGAGATAGACCTTCAGCATGTCGGCTGTCGCTAGGTGATAGACCTCGCAATCCAGATAATGATTCGCGCGGCCCTCCGTCACCAGCGTCCAGGCCTCATGCACGCGGCCGCTGACCTTCTCCCGGATCGTGATCTTCTGCTCGCTGGTCAGATGATCGAAATACACATCGTCCTCCGGCATCGCCGGCAGATGCCATTCGCCGGCCTCCCCCGGCGGGGTATGAATCAATCGATTGAGTTTATCCTTGTAGTGATTGACGTCCAGGGACCAGAGGGACAGGCCACCCTTGATCGGTTTGCCCATCCCGTCCCGATCGATCAGCGACGTGCGCATCGGCAGGCCGGAGGCGAGATGGTCATAGCCTTTGATCGCCCGCACCGTATCCAGGTGTCGGCGCGCCCACTGATAGACTTCGTTCGTGCGATGGCCGGAATCGATGCACGACAGCCGGACGCGCTGCGCGGCGTCCTTCCCTGGATAGTCCGTGAGGAACAGGGTGACATCGAGCTCCTCAAACGTCTCAACGGTGCCGCGGCGGATCAACCAGCTCTCTTCACCCAGCCCCCACCCACGAATCGAAAAATAGAAATGATCCTTCTGGACGTCGACGGCGCCGGTCAACACCAGCGCGCCCGGCGGAACCTCGCCCAGCGCCCAGAGGCCGCAGCGCCGATGCAGATCCGCCGCCTTGGTCTGCTGAACCCGCTCGACCCACGGCTCGGCCAGGACGGAATTGACGAACGCCATCAGCAAGGCCGGCTCGGCTTTCGCCTCGAGGAATTCTGCGGCAATCTCGGACCAGGACACCCATGGCGAATACAGCGCCGACAGATGATAGCCGCGCTTTGCAGATGGTGCAGCGGGCTCGAGCTGCCCGCCGGCAATCACCGCGCCGAACGGCACCCACAGGCCTTGCTCGATCATCCCGCGCTTCGCATGCTCCTCGATCTTCGCCTGACAGAAGCCGCACTGGTAATAGGCTAGGCCGTCGCGCTTGATGACGTCCGGCGTGACGCCATCGGGCCAGCACAGTTGTCCCTGCTTGCGCGCCTCCTCGATCGCGCCGGACCATTTCTGCGAGAAGAACAGCGGCTGCAACTCCCCGCAGGCCGGACACGGCACGTAGTACCGGCGCCGGTCGCTGCTCTCATAGTCGCGGGTGATGTAGCCGGTGCTGATCGTCGGCGTGCTGACCTTGACGATCTTCCGGTTCCAAAACGTGCGGGAGCGCTCGCGCGCGAGCTTCACCGGATCCGCCTCGCGGCCGGAGAACTTCGGATACTTGTCGACCTCATCGCAGAGCACAAAGCGGCACGCATCGCTGCCAAGATCCGCCGGAGAATTCGCGCCGGCGAACTTGAGATTCATCCGGTCGAACGTATAGAGCTTGCCGGCCAGGTCGTCTTCCTTCCCGGTCGTATGCTCGAACAGCGAGGGCGAGGCGGTGATCATCGGCTTGACCCGCTTAAAGGCCCAGTCCTTGGCGTCTTCATCGCGAGGCAGGACCACGATCGTGGGCGCCGGGTCGTAATCGATGACATAGCCGAGAATATTTAAGATGGTTTCGGTCTTGCCGACCTGGGTGGCAGAGCGCACCACGATTTCCTCCACCTCGGGCGATGAGAAGCTGTCCATGATCTCTCTGAGATAGGGGGTCCGATCTGTCCGCCACTGGCCGGCCTCCGCGCTCGTCCAGCGCGTGAGGATCCGGCGCTGATCGGCCCACTGCGACACCGACAGCGGCGCGCCGGGCTGGAGCTCGTGGAGGGGGAAGAGGGTGGCGGCTAGACTCATGGGGTATATATCGGCGTTCTGTTAGCCCATCTGCTCCCGGATCTGCGCGAAAATCGCCTCCCGCTCGTTATCCGTGAGATTCCACATCTTCAGCTCGGAGGCCAACGACTTCATGCGACGGGTGATATCGCCGATCACAATATCCCGCAGTTTTTTGTTCTCCGAAATCGTCTCGGTGGAGACGTAGCTGCGTTCATCAATGCCTTCGTCTTTATTTTCTGACATGTTAATGAAGCTTCTGACCCGGAGCCCGCCAATGTTCCATCGGAATCTGTTGAAGAACAGACGGGCTTCATGGACGCGCCACTGCTCCGCGGCCTGCGTATTGGCCCATGTGAACAGCCGGCGGCCGTGCTGATCGTCCCAGGCGACCAATGCTTCAGGAGTGATCCCGCCTTTATGTCCTTTAATAAAGCGCAGCGCTCGCCGGACTTGTGGTGCATCTTGGCTCCACCGCCCAATGTCTTCATCGTCTGAATGTATGGATGCCGCTAGGGCCATATTTGTTTCCTTTTGTTAGTTGATCAGTCTTTTCTTCTATCCTTCGGTCCGTCGATAGTTGGCTAGCTTGATGATTCGATGGAACGATATATCCTTCAATTCATCTGTGTATGACTCGGTCACTCCGCGATGGCTGAGTGCCTCCTATTTTCAAAAAAATTGTTCGATGCTTCGCTAATTCGATAACTGCTTTTATCGCTCCGTCTTTCTCTCAATCACTGAATGGATCTTTGGATGCCTTTGGTTTTTCCTTGACTCATTCAATAGATAGCTGGCTTACGTGCGTTGCTCCTTCGATGGGTCGGTCGTTTGGTCCGTCCTTTAAATGCCTCGATTAAGTCGTCAATGAATTCCTGGGTCCGACTTTCGATCATTCGATCCGTCTCTGACTGTGTGTGTAGGTATCTCGGTCACTCGGCCATGCCGAGGACCTCAAACTCACCGCATCCGGCTGAGCGCCCAGGTGATAGGCGCACGAACTCTCCGGCGATTTTCAGCATTCGCAGGTACTCTGGGGGGGACAATACGCTGAGTGGGACCATCGCGCGGATCACAAACTCTGTCCCAGCCACGATGGCCTCGTGGCGCGTGATACCCAGCCCCTGGCGCTTCTGCTCGTCTATGACAGGACGCAGATCAAAGAACGTCTTCGGTGAGGCGAAGCGCACCGCCTGGAATCCGATGCGCCTGGCGATCGCCGCCTCCTTGCCGATCATCGGAAGGGCCTTCGCGGCCATCGCTCGCAAGCCGTAGGCGAGAATCAGGAGGTTGTCCAGGTAATCGCGCTCGAACCCATTGAACTCTCCTTCGGCGTCCTTCGTTGGCTGTCCGCCCACCGCCGGGGTCGTATATCGACATCGCACGGAAATTAGCTCGTACTCCCCATAGCGCACGCTCACCTTCTTCGACAGCTCGACCAGGAAACCCAGCTCTGGTGGAATCTTTGTCTGTTCGCTCTTTGAGAAACGCCGATCCGCCCATTCATACCCCTTCACTTCCTTGCCCTCGGTCCACGGTCGGCGCACCTCGCGGAAGACGCGATACGTACGGAACAGGATCGCAACGCCACAAGTAAAATCTTCTGGACCAAATTCTTCCTGAAGCACATCAGCCGGGACAAAACCTTCCTGGCAAACTTTGAACGCCATCCTTCGCAACATTTCAGTATTGAGTTTGCCGGAGATCTCTTGCTCCGCCGGAGCCGCCTGCTTTGCCATATCACCCTCCTTGTTTTTTCTCTGCTCTTCCACCCATGCTTGCCAGGCACGTAAAAATTCCGGATGTGTGATGTTCAGCGTCATGTGCTGCGGTCCGGCTTTGGGATAAAGACCCACCATCGCCCTCAGAGCGTCAATGCTCACTACCGTCTCTCCCGGCTTCAACCAGTGCAAATCGGGATCCATGGTCATGAAGCCTTTCGCATCGCCTTCGGCGGCTCGGACGCGAGCTGGTTCAGGATTTGGTGCATCTTCCGATCGATCTCAGCTTGAATCTCCCGGATACTGCGGCCGACCAACTGCGGAGCGATGACCTGCCCGAACGAGAGAAGGTGTGACTTGATCAGCAACACCTGATCCGTCCATTTCCTTGTGACCTCGGATCTCAACACCATCTCACCCCGCGAGATCTGCAACTCGTCCTCCGCCTTGCTCGCCTTCGCCTCCCGGTACCGCTCGTCGGCCGTCTTACCCACCTCGGTCCTGGCGGTACCGGCCTTCATCTTCGTGGACGCGATCTTCTTCCAAGCAAGGCCCTTCTTCACATCGAAGCTGCCGTCCCGCTCCGACTCCAGCCCATCCGCGACATATTTCGTGACCGTCGCGCGCGAGACGCCCAGTGCCCTGGCGAGCGAGGCTTGGGTCTTCACCCGATTAGTCTGGCGCGCCCCCGCTGCCCCACTCATGCTTGTCCTCGCGCACGTTCGTCCTCGGGAGCGGCGCCGATCGGATCGCCGGCCCCCGAATGCGTGTCGGTTTCTTGGAGGCCGCTTTGCGGGGCACCTTGTTCTTTTTCGGCACGGCTTGGTCCCTCCTGTTGCAGCGCTTGCATCATCGTGACCGCCCAGACCGGCCGCCGCATGACGGTCTGCTTGGGCTTCGGCCGCTCATAGATCGGCATCAGGCGCGAGTCCGGATGGTCAACTCGGCCCGCAGGCGGTCCCGCTCGGCTTCGCACGCGGTCGTATGCTTGGCAATCATCTGCAAGAGCTTCTCGTTCAGCGATGAGTTCTCAGCCGTCAGGCGCGCGATCTCGGCGGCTTGCTGGTTCGCCAAGTACGTCGCTACGGAACACGCCGACTGGTACAGTTCGTCTTGCCAGGCGATGTGGCCCTTGAGTCTTGGAACCTCGCAGGTATACCCCGCGACATCATCGCACGCCTGAATCGCCTTCAGTTCCTCCTCGCTCAGCCGCGCCGGGTCAGTCATGGCAGGAGCGCCTTGCATTTTTTGCACGTCACCGCCTCCTTGCGAATCGTCCATAATTCTCGCTTTAGGTTAATCGCTCTCGGCGGATCAAAGCATAACGCTGATACCTCACCATCCTCTGTAAATTTGCACGCCATGTGATACTTCTTCCGGTCATGGTACGGATCATCGCTCATCCCCTCACCGACCGCGCTTCGCCCAACGCCTTCTTTGCGACATGCCGGTAGTTGTAATCTATCGCGCTTGGATCGCCTACCTTCTTCCGAGGATTCATCGTCATCATCGGCTCCATCGCCACGATGGTTTCGAGGGCTTTCCGGTAGGCCGCAATCTCGGCCTCCTTGACATCGCACTTAGCTTTCCATGCTGATGCATTTGCAAATGGTGCTAAAGCCTTTATCTCCGCGTCGAGCGCGGCGATGTGAGACTTGAGCCGGGGAACCTCGCAGGAATACCCTGCCACATCATCGCACGGCCCAATCGCCGCCAGTTGCTCGGGGGTCAGCGTGCTCACGGCGCGACCGGACTCGGCACCCTCACAGCAGCGACCGTTCCGCGTCTTGCTTCGAGACGGAGAAGGACACGAGGGCTTTGCGCCCGTCCGGCAACTCCATCTCCACGTAATACTCCCGGCCGTCGCCCTGTTTATAGGACCAGACCTCCACCTTCATCTCCTTCGGCCCAAACGCCACGCGGACGGTATGCGGCAGCTTGACGGTGTACTTTCCATTCACCGCCTTTAGTCCGCCACCTTCCGCGTCGGCCACTTCGCCATCTGGGTGGCACATTGCAGGGCGTCACCGATCTTGACATTGGTGAGATCAAACACCAGGTCTTTGTCGTTCACCAATCCAGATTCAATAGCCGCAAGCGCCTCGCGCGGCGAGACTCCGACCTTCAACGCGCGGCTGAGCTGCATCTGAACCGCTGTCCAGAACAAGACCACAAGCGGCGCGCTGATATCCTGGGCCCGGAGCGTGAAGATCGGTTCATCGTCGGCCGCTTTCTCTCGGCAAGGATCGTGGGCTTTCGTGGCCATGATTTCTCCTTACTCGAAGAACACCGCGGAGGCCTTGAGCTCGTCCCGGCCCTGAATCAATTCCAGCGTCCGTAGGCGAGAGAGCGCGTTTTGGAATCCACCGCCGCTCGCCGCATAGCCGGTCTTCGCAGCCACATCTTCTTTGGTCACCGCTTCGGGATAGACGCTGTGCAGCAGCTCGAGGACCAGGCGCTCCGCCTTGGGCAGTCGCTGCAGCCAGTAGTCGCGCAGCGCGGATCCGGTCGGCAGCGGATCCACTGGACCGATGGCCTGAGCTCCGGCATCGGTGAGCCGCAGACGATCGCTACCTACGATGCATCCCTTCGATCGCAGCGCGCTGAGATGGTTTTGATACCCGCCACCGCTGTGGGCATACCCGGTGAGCACCGCCACCCGGACTTTCGTGCAGCCCTCCGGATAGTGCGCGAGGACGGTCAGGATCTTCCGCTCGCCGGAGGAGAGTTTGTCTGAATTTTTGTCGTGACTGACTTCAGACCGCGCGATGGGTTTTCGAGATTCTGTCCGAGACAATGAGACTCCGTCCGAGAAAAATGTCGGAGTCTGGACCACCGTGAGGTTTGGCCGCTGGCGGGTCGCCGCAGCCGACTTCACCACCGCGAGCAGGGCGCTGGCTACCTCATCGAGGTTGTGCCAAAACACCGCCATCGCTTTGCCGTGTCGCTCCGCCTCCGCTGAGATTTTCGTGAGCAGACTTTCGAGCCGCTTGATCTGGGCATCCTTGAGGATCGGGATCTCCACGCGCTTGACCTTCTCCGCCAGTGCCGCCGGCGCCGGGCTCGGCTTCTTCAGTTCGGCCTTCAGCCGGCTGATCTCCTTGCGCAGCTCAACCGGATCGTCCGCCTTCGCGCGCTCGATCGTCGCCGCGATGCTGGTCTTCAGCACATCCAGGTCGACGGGCGCCAGCTGCTTGGGACTCTTGACCGGCTGGCCGACCTTGGGTGTCGCCGAGCTATCGAAGGTGGTCCGCTTCCGGATCTCGACCCGCTGAAAGACGTCGAGCCAGCCCGGGCTCCAGAACCAGGCCGTGCCGATCGGCAGCGACGCGAGCGACTCCATGAATTCCATCCGCTGGCCGTGGGCGTCGTGCGCCTGGATCCAGGCGTCCATCGCTTCGCGGTCCTGCGGCGCGATCGTCCGCAACGCCACGAGGACCTCGACCTGGGTCAGCACATCTTTATTGAGGACGGCCGCCCGCTGGGTGACGAGGGTGACGCCGATCCCGCGCGCGCGGCCGCGGCGGACCAGGTCCTGGACGGCGCCGAGCATTCGCTCCGTGCCGTGGAACACCCGTTGCGGGGCGAAGGCGTCGGCTTCGTCCATGATCAGATGAAGCGGGGTCCGGTTGCGGTGATACAGGGTCTCGCAGAAGTCCGTCATGAACCGGACCTGCTCGCCCTTGCGCAGCAGCGACATATCGAGAACGACGGAGGCCTTCGTGTCCACGACAAACTCGGCGATCACTTTGCCGGATCCCGCCTCGAGCGGCGCGTCGCCGTGCTCGCCGCCCAGGACGATGATCGCTAGACCCGGATCCTTGCCGTTGGCGGCCGCGCGGAGTCCCCAGCAAACGCCAACGGGATCCGCGATGACGACCTGCATCTTCGCGCGCAGGAGCTCCTCGGCCAGGACCAGAGCCGTGTAGGTCTTGCCCACTCCCCTCTTTGCCAGGATCGCAAAGGTCTGCGTGACCGCCTCGAGCGGAATCGAAAATGCATTGCCCAGCTGCAACTTCATACTGCGGCAGCCTTCTTTTTACTGGCGCTAAAGTCATTGGCGTTTGGACAGGTGGCGAAGTGGGAAACCATCGCGTTTGCTTCTACTTCACAATCCGGATCAACGTTCGGCGTGTCCCGATAGCAGCGGGTACAGCCCTGAGCGTCCACATACACTCGATAGACCGGAGGGCGAGGATCCAGGGGGATCGGTTTCCCGGTAGAGTCCAACACTGCCCACACGATCGGCTCGCCACATCCTTTACACTGCGAGGTCTTCATCAGATCCCCTTCGGCAACTGCATGCCCATCAGCACGATCGTGACCAGCAGCACTGGCACAATCACCGGACAGTTGACCGCCGGGATCATGACCAGTACCGCCGTGATGAACGCGACCACCGACAGAATCGTAATGACCGTCATCATCAGGAATCCCTCCCGAAAAGCGGTTTGTTAGGACAATAAAATGCGCATGCGGTCACTCATTAAATGCGGTCCTCCCCCCCCTCATTCCCCTACCCCCCGAGGAAGTACCTTTGAGTTCTGCGAGGCAGTCGCGGGCGGGGGGGCAGGGATACGAAGGAAATCGCTGTTCGCTTTGAAGAGGTGGAGCCCGCTCCTGTCGTTCTCTGCGCCGTTGCCGCGAGCCATGCGGTCGCGAACTGTGTCGAACCTGTGAGCCTTGCTGTGCTTCTGCCCATAGCTGAGCGCCTGGGCCACAGCCGCGACAGCCTCTCTGACCATCGCTTCCGAGTCAGCGGCGACGACTGCAACGACGGCATGCGTGTCTTGGATGTCGTGGACCAACGCTTTATAGGTCAACGGAACAGCCAGCAGGTTACTGCGAAACGCTTGGCCTGCCACGTATCGCGCGGCCCTTCTCTTGCGCTGTTTCCTGTTCTGTCTTTTTACCGTTCGCATGTACGCCGAGCGCCCCGCTTAGACGCCCCCGTTTGAATCGAGCATGTAGGTGCGATCGTGTCCGGACTCAGGAGCGCGCTCAGTCTTTTGGGCGGTGACGAGCTCAGTCTTCAGCTGCTCGATGTCTGCGTCCAGGACGTGGATGTGGCCGAGCAGCGCCATCATGCCCGGGTGGTGAGAGAAGCCACGCGCGTAGACGGCGAGCTCCGCCTCGGTGAGCCGCGCGTCCTTCTTCACGGCAGCCCCTTATCGAACCGGCCGAGGACTTTCTCTTTCGGTTTCGGCTTTGCGGCTGCCGCCGCCGGTTTCTTCTTCTCCTCCGGCTTGGCAGCCGGTTTCTCCTCGGGGTCCGACTGCGTCTCGTCATAGAGTTCCTGCTTCTGGCGCTCCCCTTCTTCGCTCCGTTCTTGCTCTTGTTTCTGTTTCAACTCCTGGTCCCGTTCTCGCGCTCGTGCCTGGGCTCGTTTCTGTTCCTCTTCCATTTCCTGCTCGTGCTTGCTTTTCATCGCCTCGTCGTCCTCCTTTTTCTGCTCATCCTCCGGCCACATATCGGCATCGACCACTTCCCCCGCCCCCGTTTTTTCCTCCTCGGGTGTGCGCTTGGCTGCCGCCGGCTGAGGCTCCGCCCGCTTCACAGGCGGACGCGATGGCCGCTGCGCACGCTGCGCCGGCAGCGGCGTGGGCGGCTTCTGCTTCGATTTCGGCTTGCTCTTCATTGCACCTCCTGTTTGGGAATGGGCTCTGGCGTGAGCGTGTAGGCCATGACTTCTCGATACTCGACGCCGATCGCGGGATCGGTGGCCCGCCGCACTGGCATCTTGACGAACGTGCGGAAGCCCCACAACACGACCTCCGGCGACATCGAATAATCCGGGATCTCCTGGCTCATGATGAATTCCCCGCTCCGTGTGAGGAGTTGAATCAACACCGTCGCTCAGGCGCTCGCAATGTACTTCATCGCCTCCGCGACAGGACAAGGCTTTCCGCTCGCCGCTCTTCCTGAATCGCCAGGATGTGCGCGATCAGCCGATCCGTCAGCGGCAACGGCGGCAGCGTGCTGGTGGTTACGATCTCGAGGACGGCCTGCCACTCCCCCGCCGTCATTTTCTTCGGCGCGATCACTGGTGACGGATCCATTTCTTGTTGGCCTCGCCGGCCAGCGGCCGTTGATCCGTCGCGCGGATATGTCGCAGTGAGACCGACTTGATGTTCCCGCAGCACAGGCACCGGCGCTCCATTTGCACGATGAACAGATCCACGAGGCGCTCGAGGACCATGAGCCCCCCGCATTTGGGACAGGCGTCGCCCAGCGTCTGCACTGTCAGGTGTTTCACGAGGGGGATATCGACGGCGAGCGGGATCCTACGCATCGATGGTCCATGGCTGGATCGGCGACAATAAGCGAATCGACAACACGGCATAGCCTTCCGGAATGCCCCAGTCCGGCCCGCGCTGGACATCAGTGATCACCGCAAGAATCGACCGCCCCGTAAATGCACCGACCTTGTGATCCCATTCCGTGAAGAGGACCTGGTCCGCGACATGAAAATCGCGATCATTAATCCGAAACTCGGCCGCCTTGTCGTTATGCAACATGCTGGTAAACGGCACCGGCCAGATTTTGAGGTGATGGATCACGCGCGCTGGTGCCTCGGCGCATGCTTTTTCATCTCCTCGAGGAGCGATTTCTGTGGCGTCCCGATGTGCTCGAGGCCATTGCCATTGACGATTCTGGGAGACCTCGGGCGATCAGAAGACCCCCGCCTCTTTGCGACCCGTGCTGGTCTTCTCTCCGAAAGCGATCGAGAGATCGTCTTCTCCGAAGTCGGGTGTGCGGACATCTGCCGGCGGCCGTTGGCAGACCGTTCCGACTCCGATTCCGTATCCGTCTCCGACTCCGAATCCGACTCCGAATGGGCCGACATATGCGAGCGCTTGTTGGCATCTGCGGACATCTGCTGGCAGATGTTGTCAGGTGGGTCAGGGAATCGGGAATACGCCGCCCGGAGCCGGTTGTGCTTATTCCAGGTATTAAAGAGTCCATAGGTCCGCGAGTTCACGACGTACAACGTGACAAGCTGCACTTTCACGAGCTCTTGGAACCATGACCAGAAAACATTAGCTCTGATCTTGCCGATGCGGAGCGGGAAGGTTTTGGCGTGCAGAATCCGGGGGTCCGCTTCAAATCGGCCATGGTCGTCCGCGATCGTCATGAGCCGATAAAATAAGCATTCCGCCTGTCGACTGATCTGGTTCAGGGTCGGGCTCGTCGTAATGGATTCTCGCAAAATTCTATTCGGCATAGGCGTGTCCTTTGATCGGCCATTGGTAGAATTCCAGCCTAAGGCACGCCGCATCGGGAACGTGGGGGCCAGCTAGGCTCCAGCTGAGCTCCACGATGAGCGCGTCGTCTTCGAGCACGTTGCAGTATTCAAACAGATGGCCGAGCGCATCGAGCATCCCGGCCAGGTCGCGCGTCCGATTGTCTTGCGGCAGGTACACCGCCTTCAGATGGACCGGAACCGTGATCGGCAGTGGGACCGACCGCCGCGCTATGAGGAGGTCCTCCGCGGCCGCGTCCCGCCACTCTTCAAAGCGTTTATCCGGATACCGAAAGACGCGGCCCTTCGGGAATCTGGCGGACGGCTTCATGAACCCCTGCCGGACCTGATTTTTCCCCGATGGAATCTGGGACCGCAGCGTCATGGCAAATAACAAACTCACAGAATCAACAACGTGCCCGGGTGACCATTTGTGGGTTTTGCAAAATGGTCCTCTATGGCTGCCGGGCCAGCCGTGTTATTCGGCCTGTGTCACGCGATCGTAGATCTCTTTCAGAATCTGGCTCTGGTTGGCGGTCAGGAGATCGGCGCCGCCGACCTCCGCCACGAAATTGGCCTCCCAAGGAAAGAGCTGCGCCACCTCGCCTTCCAGGACATCGATCATGTCGGCCTGCTTTTCTGTCATGTCACGGCTCCGGATGTGGCCGAAGTACCCGCCGCAGTCGCAGTGGTTGGAATGCGGCTCGGTCGCATGACTGTCACTCACTAGTCGAATCGGTTCAGCGGCGGTGCATCGGCCGACCGCAGCGTCCGGCATTGACAGAGCCGCGTATATTTCGGCGTGGCTTTCCCTCGAGGCGTGCACAGCCAGTCCCAGAGGCGCCAACGCCAGGCCTTCTCCTTGACGTCATCGGGTGCCATGGCTGCCCCCCTTTTCTCGCGTCGCTCGCTCCATGATGATGAACATCCACATCACCCAGAGGAAGCTCACATAGGCTTTATGAATGAGGCCCAGGTCGTCCGACTGCCAGATGCCGGCCACGAGCACGACGCAGAGCAAATGCCCGCAGAGAACGACCCACGGCCAGATCGCGCCCTCCACCCAGGCCTGCGTCACTTCTGGCCCTTGAGGAATTTCGTCCGCTCGCCGAGCGACTTGTCGAGGATGTCATGCTCGACCTTCGTGAGCCGCGCATCTTGGAAGGCCGCTTTGCGCGCGGCCTGCGCCTCCTCGATCGTCTTGGCATCGAAAATTTTCTGGCGATGATCGAAATAGGGTGGCACTTCGTCTCTGCCGGCGGCCGCCGCCTGGTTTTCCTTGGTGACCTCCTCGGTGAGTTTTTGCGGATCTGCCGCTGGCGCTGGCTTTGCCGCGTCTGCAGCAGGCCCGTTGATAAAGCGCTCGGCCGTCGCCGGCTCCGCCGCGAGCTGAGCCGCCAGCTTTGCCTTGAGCGTCCCGCTGGGTGCCGGCGGCGCCGCGTCGTCCGGAGCGTCTGATGGGATATCAACCGCCTCCTCAGCCGCGATCATGCCCTTCAAGGCGTCCGGAAATTTGTCGCGAGCTCCAAACCCGCGCGCCCGCATCTGCAGCATCCGCTTGGGATACGACTGATACGTGTCCTTCTCCCAGAGGGATTTCACGACTCGCTTCTGATCAATCCATTCAATCGTCTTCGCCTGAATCGCATCGGCCTTGGAAAAGGTTGAAACGTGTGCGTCGTGCCCTTTGCGCTTGATCGTAAACGTGGCGGTCATGGTCGCCTCGTCAAAGGTTTCCGTGTGCCATTCGTAGGCCGGGTGGTTCATGACGATGGCGAGCAAGCCGTCACCCCACAAACTCGCCCGCCCGTTAATAACCGCAATGGTTTCCAGCGCGGCCATCGGCGCCAGTCCGACCTCATAGCCCTTCTGCATCGCCACGAGGATGTTGCCGGCCTTGCCCTTGTAGTCTTTGGGAACGAGGTCCGATTTGGCCATGATCTCGGCGAACTTCATCGCCTCCTCCAGGCTGCGCGGCACCATACTGAACGTCGTTGCCACGGCGCCGGAGCCGGCGCCGTTCTCTGTCTCTCGTGTTGCCAGTTCTGTCGTCATGTCGCGATTTCCTTTCCCGGTCGTTGCAGGAAAACCCGGTGCCCCGGCTTCTTCGTCACGCCAAAGCAGGCGGCATAGGCTTCCGGAAATTCGTTTTTGAGTTTGGTGAGATTGATCTCCTCGACCAGCGAGCCCTTGGTGGTCTTCCAGGTGATCGATCCGTATCCCGGGACCTGAGCTCCCGCCGCGTCCTTCAATTCATTCTTCAGCCAGGACTCGGCCGCCAGCTTGCGGTGCTCGGCATCCTTCAGATCGCCCTTGGCGACGCCCAGCACGTCCAGGATCGCCAGCACTTTTGGCCCCTCAAGCGTGATCACCTTGCCTGTATCCGATGGATACAATTTCTTGAGGACGGCCGTCTCATCGCCGGTGATCTCGGGCGGGTTCCCAGCCCGGACCCGCTCCATGAAGCGGACCTCGATCTCGATCAGGTACTCCTCGAGCTCGCGATCGCGCTCGATCGTGAACACGCGGCCGCGGTTGCCGCCAAAGAGCGCCCCGATCTTGGTGTAGTCGCGATTGGTCGCCGCCATTTGGTGCGCGCACTGCAGAGCGATGCCGTCCGGAATCCCATCTTCCCAGTTCGGCTCGTCGTGCTTATCGCGCTGTTTGATTTCGTAGCAGCCCGGTCCACGCGGATCGCTGATGATTTCGTAATCCAGGTGCGCAACGATAAAGCGGTATTTTTTATGGATGCGTAACGGACAGCGGCGATATTTAATGCCGTGCTCTTCCGCCAGGACCTCGGCAATGATCGGCTGCATGCGGCTGCCCCACTTCTGGGCTTCCGTTTCCTCATCGTCATAGCGGGGCAGATCCCCCCGGAGCTGGTGATAGAGCGTGAGCGGGGTCTTGTCCCTCGAGATCCCGGCGACAATCGCCGCGTCCGAACTGCCCAGCGCCCCTTCGCGTGCCTTTTTCTCGTCGTCGGTTAACATCGCCTGTCTTCACACAAAGCGGCGGGGCCGGGAGCGAGCCAGCCCCGCCAGTTGTTCCCTTTTTCCCGCGCTATCTCTTTTTCGCTGGCTTCTTCAGTTGCTTCGCCGCCAAGGACATCACCTCCTTTTCCTAAGTTTGCCGACCGTCGTTGCCCGCTGCACGATCATCACGTTCCCACAGTCGGGACACATCGGCTGATCGCGCACCTCGTCCGCGATCACCGTTATCTGGCGCCGGCACTCCACACACTTCAGCAACAGCCGTAATTGATTCATCGCTTCAATCGAGAACGTGGTGGCCGTTTGGTTTGGGCGCCCGAGCTTTCGCCATGATGGCCCGGATCTCCTGCACATCAACGCGAACCTCCGCGCCCGAGCCGTAAGATCGATATTCGCCCGACGTGATTCGGTTGCGGATGGTCTGCCCACACAGGCCGAGTTGTTTGGCAGCCTCCTTGATCGGAACGAGCTGGCCGAGATCCTGCTTGGCGGCGGGGGTGGCCAGGACCCGCTCGAGGAGTTGATTTTGCCGCTCGATCCCGTCCCGGATGGACAGGAGAACCTCTTCGATGCTCATCACTTGACCGCGGCGAGCTGCTCTAATTCGGCTTCATGGTTTTTGGCGTATTCCTTCAGGGCGCGGTCCACCATCCCGGCCACGGTACGATCCTCCGCAAGACACAAGCGCTGCAAGAGTGCATGCGTGGTGGGACGAACCCGGACGAGGATGTTCGCGTTGGCTCTATCAAGCAGGCTGGTGGCCGCGCGGGCCGTCGTGGGCGTCGCACAGGTTGGCATGCTCCCTCCTTTGGTTTCACCGTTTCTCGCGTGAATATCTGTACCAGAAATGCCGCGAATGGCGGTTTTTTGATGACGCGTTTTTATGGATTGCTGTGTCATACGAAATGGCTTATACCACACAAATCATCGCACTCCTAGCGGGTTTACAAAATAAACTTGCTTACAGATGTATGCATGGTGTATACATGGCTCATGAAACGCATATCTGGCGCAGAAATTATAAGGGGATCCAAGCCGGGCCGTCCCTCAAAAGGGGTGCGCAAACGAGTCTCGAGCCGGGTGCCAGCGCCGCTCTACGAGATGCTCCAGATCATGCGCACCGAATTGAAGCGCAACGATACGAACGACATGGTCAGTGCGGCCCTCCTGTGTTACGCCGCCCTCTATGAAGTGTACGGGGTGGACTTGGATTCGCTGCTGCCGCCGATGCCCGAACTCATGAAGACGATTCGGAAATTAAAGGGATCTGATCGACAACGTGTGAATGGAGGCCCGGCATGAGACCACGCGCCCCGCTTTGCGACCTGTACGTCCTTGATGAGAACAAACAGGTTGTCCCTGCCAGCTCCTATGAACAATGGATTCAAGCACAGGCGTTCGCAGAGCGCACCGTCCATTGCAATTCTCTCGGGAATCAGCGCGTCGTGTGGACGTACTTCACCGGGGAGAATAAACGACATACCGATCCCCCGCTCACCTTCGAAACCGTCGTCACTGGAGTCGAGCCCCCGCCGCCGGCGCGCTGCTACGCAACCTGGGCGGAAGCGTGGCACGGCCATTTGCAGACCGTTGACTTAATGGGTCGGATCCTCATCCTCGTCCCCTGGGCCCAGCAGCCTCTCGTTTCGGCTCTCAATGGCGGCAAGCGCTGGAAGAGGAAGCCAGCCCGCGCGAGCGCGCGGCGCGTTCCGTATCTCAAGCAGCTCCGGAGCAATGAGTGACTCCAGACGAAGCGGACATCGGCACTCGAGTGGCAGCCCTTGTTGCATTCAGCGGCGTACCCCAAGGGACCGAAGGGGTGATTGATGAGGATTACGGGACTGGCGTGATGGTCGCCTGGGACCTCCCAGGTTCTCGACTCCCAGCCGGATATCGCCGATATGAAGGCAAACCTATGATCCAGACCGGCATTTTGCGTGATGGGTTCGACAAAACCACAGAGCTGCACCTTCTCCAGCGGGTTGGGCCGATAAGGAGTGACCATGCCGTCACCTATTAAAGCTAAAGAAGACCGGGGCCTCACTGAATACGCCACAGACGCGGGTGGCCGGTGGATGGTCCAACTGCGTATTAGGGGAAAACTGAAACAGTGGCGGGGGTTTCGCACAAAGACGGCCGCCCGGATCCACCGGGACCGGATCCGTACGGAGTTGCACGACCGAACGTTCGACCCTCGCCAATACCAACGGCGGCAGGCACACGCGCTGAC